ACCGGCACATTGCCGTCGGTTCACCCCCAGGAAGGCGGCAAGATCACCATCGAGAGCACGGCCGAGGGTGCGGCAGGGCACTTCTACGACCTGTGCACGAGGGCCCAGAGCGATACGGCCCAATCCCAGGCTGAGGAGCGGCCACTGAACGTACTCCAGTTCAAGTTCCATTTCTACGCCTGGCACCAGGACCCCAAGAATTCAATTGACCCACTGGGCATCGAGATATCCGATGAGCTTCGGCGATACTTTGCCGAGCTGGCTTCGAAGGGCATTGCCACGAGCACAGAGCAGCAGGCATGGTACGCGGCCAAAAAGGACGGCGCCGGCGGGCTGGGCGTGGCAATGAAGAGGGAGCACCCATCGCATCCGGAAGAGGCCTTCGAGCAGAGCGTTGAGGGTGCGGTGTTCGGTACGGAGCTTGAGAAAGCCCGCAGTGAGGGCCGAATCGGCTTCTACCCGCACATCGACAACCTCCCCGTCTACACGTTTTGGGACCTGGGCTATCGTAATGCCACCTGCGTTGGGTTCGTGCAGTTTGTACGCGAGCAGGTGCGCGTGATCGATTTCTACAGCGAGAGCGGACGAGGCGCGTCGTATCACGCTGCTCAGGTCAACGACAAGGCCTACAACTACGCCGAACACTACATGCCACACGACATCATGCAGCACGAAAAGGGCACCGGGATTGTGCTCAAGGATACCTATCAAGCCCTTCTGCGGGCACCGATTCACTCAGTCCAGAGGCCTCCGCTCAAGCGCGACTCCATCGAGGCCCTGAGCGATATGTTCGGGTCGGTCTGTATCCACCAAGCCACGTGCGGAGACCTTGTCAAGGCAATGGCCTGCTATCGCTACGTATGGGACGAGGATGCCTGTGTCTACAGCAAGGAGCCCCTGCACGATTGGGCCTCCGACCCGGCGGATATGTTGCAGACCATGGCCATGCAGTTCCGCGAGGGCATCATTGGGGGCGAGCGTTTGGGCCTGCCGTTGCCGCTACTGCCCAAACACGTCAGACAGGCAGACCCCTACGCCAAGTGGCAGCGGGGCGGCGGCCGTGCGAAAAGGAGAGCCTGATGGGACTGGACCCGATTACGATTGGACTGGGGGCAACGCTACTGGGCGGACCGCTGGCCGGTGCGGTAGCCGGCGGCGGTGCACTGGCCTACGGCCTGATGAACAAGAAGAAAGACCGCAAGGCTCCTCCGGCTCCCGTGGCACCGACGCGGGTAGAGTCGCAGGAGAATACAGGGCGCTCGAGGGATAAGAAGTACAGGCCGGCGGCGCAGGTGTTCAAGGACGAGGACTTTAGGCTGGGCATGGCCGGGAAGCTGGGGGGATGAACATCGTCGACGCCCTATACTTTGCCGATGATGTGAGAGCGGAAATCGCCCGGCGAACGGTAGGCGGACAGACCGAGGACCAGGCAATCAGTGATCTTGCTGATGAGGTGGTCGCGACCACCGAGGACGAAGTGCTACGAGGAGTCGTACACGGATTCGTTGAAGAGATGCAGCGGCCGGAGCCGGTAGGATAAAGTGTACGACTGGATATGCTATGTGTGCGGAACAGAGAAGCAGGTGGAACGCAAGAAGCCACCGGCTAAGGAACCAATCGAGGGCGTGTGTGCTGGGTGTCGACATAAGGCGTATGGCTTCGAGGGGATGCAGTGGGAGGGGCGGCATACGGAACATAAAGATCGATCGTGCCTTGAACTAGTGGACGGCCAATCGCCCTTTACCGTATACGAAGATATGATGGGCATTGAGACGAGTTTATAGCAGTAATAGACGTACCGTCGTGATGACTGGAACGTAACTTATGGATCAGCAAACCAACACAGGGCTTGCATACGCACAACAGGGCCTCTACCAGAGGATCAAGCGCCGTCAGTCCGCCTACGAAACGCGTCGCCAGCTCTACGACGACCAGCGGGACGTGATCTGCGAGCTGCTTCGGCCGGATCTGGTCAAGGGCAAGGTGGGCGAGAAGGATGAAGGCGGCTTCGGCTCCAGCGCCATCGTCGAAGGTACGGGCCCAGCGAGTGCCCAAATCTGGCAGCGGGGTTTCCTGGGGAACATGATCTCCCGCAAATCCGACTGGTTCCGCGATAAGCTCAAGGAGCCGCCGCGCTGGACGGGTGTCAGCTTCAAGGGTAACGACGAGGTCAACCTGTACCTACAGGATTTCAGCGACCATATGTCCGACCGCTACCAGCGGAGCAACTACTACGATGTGATGCCGCAGTTCGTGTTGGACGCTGGTACGGTGGGCTCACCGGTGATGCTGGCCGAGCAGGACATTGTCTCCGACCGCACCATCTTCAAGGTTCCGGACTATACGAGTGTGTGGCTCGATAAGGATGTTTTCGGGTACGACAACTGCCTTCACGTCGAGTGGGAGTGGACCGCGCTCGAAGCGGCCCAGTTCTTCGGCGTCCAGAACCTGCCGCCCCTGGTGCAGGCCCACATGCGGAACGGCAACCACTACGCCAAGACCAAGTACCTCCAGTGCATCTACGGGACCGCCGACCCGATCTATAAGGACCTGGCCGACATCCCCCAGACTCACCCCTGGCTGGAGCACTTCATCTGCATGGCGGCTACCGAGGGCCCCGAGCAGACGCCGCTGACGCCCCTGAACAAGGGCCCTGGATACTTCACCCGGCCGTTCTCGACCTGGCACTACCACCGCAACTGGCACGAGGTCTACAGCAAGACGATGGCGTGGTGGGCGATCTACGACATTCGCGGCAACAATGCGATGTGGGACGCGCTGTTCGGTGAGGCGGAATTGGCGCTGCGGCCCCCGACCTGGGCGATGGAATCGATACGCGGATTGCTGGACCTTGGCCCGGGCGGGCAGATGTTCGCTCGCAACGCTCAGGAGTACGAGACGCCGCCGAAATTCGTCGAGCGGCCCACCAGCTACACCACCGCGATCGACTTCGCCGACCGGCTCAAGGCCGCGATCGAGCGGCATTTCCACGTACCGTTCTTCCTGGCGGTCACGATGGCGATGAACCGCAAAGAGCAGCCGGAGACCGCGTTCGGTCTGATGCGAGCCGAAGCGGAAGGGACCGGGCAGTTGGCCCCACAGGTCGAGACATACGAGAACCAGGTGCTAGCGCACACGCACGAGGTCTTAATTGACGCCGAGCGAATGGCAGAACCCGCGTACCCGTGGGGCCGGCTGCCGGAGCCCCCCCAGATCGCCATGGAGTACAGCGATGGCGAGGTCGACGTCGAGTTCATCGGGCAGTTGTCCATGGCCCAGGTCCGGGACCGTGAGATCCTGAAGTTCTATCGGAATATCGGCAGTGCGGAGCTGATCTTCAACGCCTCGCCCGAGGCTATCCATAAGGTCCGCTGGCCGGAGGCCCTTGAGCGGGTGCTGGAGGCCGGGGACTTCCCGCAGAGCGACTTGGTTCCGAAAGAGGAGTACGACGCCCTAATCGACGCGATGCGACAGCGTGCGGCTCAGGCCGAGCTGGCCGAGCAGGCTCCGAAGATCGCCCAGGCCGCGAAGGCGCTGCAGGGCAAGACCGAGAACGGATCACCACTACAATTGATGTCGGGGAGTAAAGCATGAATATGAAGGCGTTTCTACTAACGTTTTTCGGTGGTCTGGCGCTCTGGGGCCTCGTCATACATACGTGCGGCAGAGCCGAAGTCGCTATGTCCATTGACCAGAACAACGTCATCATCGATCCCTGCGAGTACATTAAGATCGAGGGCACCTATGCCACGACCTCCATCGACCCAAACGCCTGGGTCACTGCTGCACAAACGATCAGTATTTTCACCAATGGCGTAGATTTGGTCTTTGAGTCGGTCCCTGATGCCAACAGCAACCCTATGACCACAGTCCGGTATGAAATCACCGACGACAGTATCCGCAAGCTGGCCGTGTCCGGGGCGATCTGTGAAGTGCTTGGGCACAACTGGCGAATTGGGAAGCTACACGAAGATGGCCTTATGTGGACAGAAGGGCCACCCACCGTCTATCGCTTTTGTAGTCTATGTGGCAAGGAACAGTCACGGCGGACGGATAACTGGGAATAGATAATGCCAAACGACCGCCCCGACAGCCTGATGACGCGGAACGACGTACTCGATATGTACCAGAAGTTCCCCGGCGCGTTGGCCGAGGAGGTCGCCCTGGTGCTCACCGAACTCGAAAACGATGAGCAACGAATCATGCACAATGTCGCTGTCGCCAAGATTGCCCGGTTGATTCGCACCGAGCAGGGGCAGCGAAACCTTTGGAGCAACGTAGCGAACGCAATTATCAACTCTTTAACCCATGAAGGAGAACCATCCGATGGCTAACGCGAAACCGAAACTCGACAAGACGCCGCAGCAGGCCCTGGCCGACGACTGGCCGACCAAGCACAACGAACTGGCCCCGTACATTACGGCGCTCGGCAAGGTCCGTGGCGGGCTGAAACCCTCCGATCAGGCCAAGGCCCAGGAGATCCTGAGCGAATACGGATTCTAAGCAAGGACACGGACGACGATGGCACGACCGACAAAGTTCAAACTTAAACGTAAGGGCCGCTGGGTAGACCTGGAGGATGTCCAGGCCCAGCGGAACGCGCCGCCGGAGAAGGTGGAGTTCCCGACGCTCGATCTGGCCAGTCTGCCGGATCGGGCGGTGCTGGACCCGGAGATGCCGCTGGACCAACTGTTCTACGAACAGAAAGCGATTCGGGCCTATGTCACGCTGCACACCGACTACGAGACGGGCGTTCAGGAACTGCGGATTCGCAGCGGCATCCCGCCGGAGTATCGAGCGGTGGCCCAGGACATTTTGCGGAAGTACGGGTGCACCTCTGAGAAGGCAAATAAGAAGCCCGAATGGGTGAATCCCCAATATGCAGAGCTTGTTGGTATTAAGCCAGGAGACGACGAGCACGAAGAGGCACCAGCATGAAAGGGACGACGCAGCTTGAAATAGACACACTCATAGACCAACAAGCCTTGAAAGATGTGCTCGAAGCACTACAGCCAGCGATCGACCGCATCAACGCGGCCACGGCGGCCCTGAAGGCGAAGAAGACGGCCTTTCAGTGGCTAC